CGGCAAGATTATTTCTGCCCGCCAATACCGCAGATTTCGAACCCTCCACATAACTATTATTACCTACAATTAATTTTTCTGTGGAAATTAATCCCGCAACACTCAGCGAATCGGTTACTTCTACGTAACCCGTTCTCGCGCCTGATAGTTTCAGATTGCCGGTATTGCTGATCACCGAGTCGGTCGCCAGCGTGCCGAGATCGGTGATCATTCTCTGGTCTGCGTCGATGTTTTTCCCGAGCACTCCGATGAATACCGAATCGCCGTCAATATGCCGCGCGAAGATATTCTTGAATTGCTGGGTGGCGATGCCAATACTCGCACCATCATTGGAAACCGGCAGGATGATCGAGCCGACCGAAACGCTGTCCACCGTCAGCAGATTCATGATCCATTTCGCAGTGCCTAGCTCGACCGGCACGGACGCCCTAATATGGACGGTATCATTGCTCAGATATACGGTCAGGGAATCGGTTTCGTCGGAATCGAGTACGGAAAAATTTTTGCCGTTCCAAATCCGCAGATGCCCTTTGACATTGGTCTTCGGGGCATTGATGTCATAGGCGCCCGCGCTGCCCCATAGCAGGGCGAAAACCAACATAATCGAAAATATTTTTTTCATCTTATCCTCCATTATCTGTAATAAATTTTTCCTGATTGAGCCTCGGCAAAGGTCAGGGTGAAAGAATTCATGTCACTGGCATGATTGATGTTACAGGATATGACATTACCGTCGGTATCAAGTACCCAGACCTGTGGAATATAGCCCAGATTATGTGTGACCGTTTTGGTGACATCGCCGGAAAGCAGGGCGAGATAGGGCGCGGCATTGGCGCCGACCATATAGGGCACCTCGACGAAATAGGTTATCGTCGGTGTGCCGTTGCCGCCGGCCTTGACCTTGTAGTAGCCCGTATGGTAGTCGATATAATAATCGCCATTGGCCGTCACAGCGCCCTCGGTTTCCTTTTCGGTCTTGAAAATCGAACCATCCGGCGTCAGACTGGAGTCGCCATATTCGCCAATCCAGCGCTTGGTGGAATTCAGAATGCGCTTCACCAGGAACGTGCCGGTATAGGTATTGCCGGTCGACATGGATCCCAGGGTTTCGGATACCTCTACCAGTCGCGTCGCCTGAATGGCCAAGAGATTCAACGCAGCTTTTTCGGGCAGATCATATATACCTTGTCTTGCCATTAGAAAATCCTCCTTGTTTCGAATCCTTCTTCAGGGTTGATTTTGGGTAGTTGGGCGGTGCGCTCATACTCACCGCCAATTATCTGACTGCGCAGGATCGGGATGCGATCACAGCGGCAGTTGTGGTCCCACGGCGGGGTATATTTCAGCCAGAACGGGTCGCTCTTTTCACGCACCACACCATTCAGGGCGGCATGGCTGGGGCGCGTGCGATCATCACCCACGGCGCGATACTCATAGCCCCAGATAGCGTCGGCAACTTCCGGATCGTCATAGAGCGCCTGAGCACCCTCCTGATAGGCGCGCATCATATTGTTCTGGAAAATAGTCTTGAGGTGGTTCGCACCCAGCGGCTGATCGGTCATATCCTGACCGAATACCGTTCCGGTATATTTGATTTTCTGGGCATTGACGGCACTCTCGAAGCTCTTCCAGTTCCAGCCCTTTTCGAGACCGACGACGATATTGTTATAGATTTTTTCGATGTCGCCCTTGATCAGGCCGGCCACCGTGAAATAGCGCTCTTCATACAGTTCCAAGAGCGCCTTCATTTCCGCTTTGGTGATATTGACCAGTCCAGAGAAATATTTGATCGCCTCTTCCGGCGATTGAAATTGCAGGTCGTCCAGCTCGGCGAATTTCTTGATCGGCTTTGGCTCCGGCAGATCAATTTTGCCCATCAGCTTCTGGCGGGCATAATACTTCCCCACCAAGTAATACATCGTCGCCGCATTGATCAGGGACTGCTTGACTTCGCCGACGTTGACCGAATATTTCGGCGGTACTTCGATCGCTTCGCCTTCGGTGATTTTCTTTTTGAATTGATTGGTCACCGACTCGAAAATGGCATCCATCTGCTCGGCGATGACATTGAGCGCCATGGTGTCCAGTTTCTGCAGCTCGGACTCGCGTTTTTCCAGAAGATTCTCGACCGATTCGGCGAATACCGACAGGGCATTATTGTCGATGCCCTTGGCCGGATTGGCGGTCTTAGATTTTACCTCCGCCACCGGCTCCCCCTGCTTGGGGAATGGTATGGCGAATTTCTTGTAGAGCCAGGCTTGCGGGATGGGGATGGCTTCGGCAATGGCGGGGAAGTTCTGCGCCAGGATCAGCGGGTCGATTTCGGAAACGAATTCGAATTGCGGAATCAGGTCGGTGTTGCTGTGGAATCTGATCAGGCGCCGGATGAGCTGCTTGTTGATTGCGCTCTGGATCATGGCGGCATCGAAAGCCACATAGTCATCGAGCGTGGCGGCGTGAATGGTGCCCAGCGCATAGGAGCCCTGCCCGCGCTTGCCTTCTTCGCTGGTGAGCGTCTGCCCGAGGATTTCCTTGCTGATTTCCTTGTTGCAGCGCTCGATGAAATTGTCATAGCCGACATCACCCGAGCGGGTAGCCTCCAGAAAAGAGAGGTCGAAACCTTCCGGTAGCATTACGCCCGATTCCGATTGAAGCGTTTGGAGCAGACTCTGAATTGCCTCGCGTTCTTTGGCGGTGGCATTGTTGGGAATCTTGGCTTTGGCGGTGGGCATCCCAAATTTTTCGGAAAAAATGGCCCAAAATTGAGCCTCGTTTTTCTTCAGCCAAGCCCAAAATGCGACCCGCGAGAGGGTCGGGTCGCCATAGGGATTTTCGTCATTATCACCATAGACAACATGAATGCTTTTTTCCAGTGGAAGTTCGACGCCATCGAGGCCGTAGTTGCTGGTCAAGATTATCTTTTCGACGTGCCCGAACTCGTTGGTCTGGAATCTGACCAGCTCCTCGGGCTTGAAACATATCGAGCGAATGCCGATCATGCCGGCGTATTTGGCTTCTTCGATGATGCGCCAGTTGATTTCGCTCACCGAAAAACCGTATCCGACGGCACGGTGCAGGCCCTCCAGGTCTTGCAGAAATTCGCCCTCCATATTTTCCAGATTCCACTGGACGAACTCAGCCCAGAAAATAGCCTCTTCGCTGTTATCGGCGGGTCGAATTTGCCAAGGGGTTTTGAGTAGTTTCTGCCGACGGGTACGCAGGCAGGAGGAGATATGGGTGTCACGCGCTATTTCCCCGAGATACTTGATGCCCTTCTTGGCGATCAGCTCATCCGGATTCTCGGCCCACTTGTATTTTATTCTTGAGCCGATGACGCCGACCTCCTGCAGATTAGGCTTTTTCATTGCGGCGAAAATCTGAAACGGATTCCTCAATTCAACCCTCGCTCGATATAGATGTCCTGATGCAGATTGGTCTGCAATTCAGGGTAAAAGTTCAACTGACGCAGGTGGGCGGTAGTAGTCTTGACGCCACTGGTGCCCAGCATTTCGAAATTGACTGCCGCGGGCAGACGGTCATTGGCGCAGAGGATAGCCATCCAGGCGGCATCGAAATCATCGTCGCCGATTTGTTTCTTGATCGGCTCCAGGGTGCCATACCGGGCATTGGTTTTGGATAGGCGAATGTTTTTCAGGTTGGCGACGAAAGAATGAGCGGCGCGGGCAATTTCCGAATCGTCATCGGGCGAAAAATAGGGGATGATCAGGTTGCCGCTTCGGATTTTCTGCTGCAGAATCTGGGCGCCATTCCATTTGGTCTGGCCAGTGTTCCAGATGGGCGAAAAAATCCAGTTTTTCCAATTGGCGGCGGAATTTTCGGGGAATAGGTTGCGATTGACGCTGATCAGGCGTTCGCGGTAGAGCATGTCGTTGACTTCGGAAATCAGGTCGGCTTTCAGGGCATCGCCGTAGGCATAGTCGGGCTGATAGAATGCCCACCACTGGACGATGTCCTCCTTGATGAGGCTCGTGTCGGTGGTGGCTGCCCAGCGCTTGCCATTGAGCCAGATAGATTTCGAGCCGATGTGTTCGAAGACCTGCATGGAATAGACCGAGGCGTCGGCAGATTCACCGGAATGCCCCATATCGACAGCCAAGGTCACCCTGCCGGTAGGATTATATTTTCCACCCGGCACAAAGGGCACGCCGCGATAGTCGGCGGCCTTGCCCGCCATCAACGCCTGGCGCACCCAACTCTCCCAAATGTAATTGCGGGCTTCGGTGAATTTCAGCAGGTAGATACGCAGCCAGTCTTCGGCCGTATTCTCTTGCCGGGCCAATTCGACCAGCTGCTTATCGTATATGCCGATCGCCAGGCCATCATAGACATCGAAGGGCGTGCACTGATAGTATTTTTCGTCGTTGACGATGCGAAAGATATTGCCGCGTCCTTCCTGAATCGTTCCGGTCAGTCTCACGCGTGTGGGCATGCCGTTGCGGTTCTGGGCGGCGCCGCGTTGCAGAATCCGGTCCACGTAGATTTTCCAGTTCATATCGTCGAATTCTTCACAGCGGATGATGGTCGCATTTTCACCGTCGAAGTTGGAATTTTCGCCGAAGCATTTCCAATTCGACATATTCCAGAAAGCATAGCCACTTGTCGATTTCTGGCGTTTTCCGTCACGAATGGCGATGAAAGCGCTGAGCGGTTCGGAAATTTCGATTGCCGAAAGTTGATATTTCAGACTGGTCTTGGCTTGGTCTTCCTTCGGTGCCCAGGTGCGGCCATCTTCGAATGGTCGGGTGGCGGTGTCTTTCAGACAAAGCAGCTCGATCAATTGCGTCTTGCCCATGCGGGGCGGCGCCATCAGCAGGACGTAGGGATGTTGTTCGATTTCATTCATCCAGATGGCCTGCATAGGGCGAAGTTCGAAATTGCAGATATGCTTCAGCCAGAGCGGGGTATTATGAGCATACTTCAGGATTTCCTTTTCGGCGCGGTTGGCGATCCGAATGTCACCGGTTTTCATTTTTCACCTCATTCGACTCTTTTTCCAGCGCCTTTTCGGTTTCATATTGATTGAGCGCCTGATCTTTCTGGCGCATTTCATTGGCTTTCTGGCGGAATTCATCACGCAATTGGGCGAGCATATCGTTCATCTGGAGCAGATATTCATCGGTAGATTTTTTCATCTTGTCGCTCTGGTCATCAAGGAAGCCGCGGATATTATCGCGGGCTTCCTGCTTGGCGGGCGTGATCATCTGCTGGTCGGCGGTGAAGCCAATCGAATTCATCAGCTCCGGCAGGCGTTCGATTAGCGGATGGGACTTGATGATCGTGGTGATCATTTTGCCGATTTGGCGCTTTTCTTCGACCGTGACGCCCTGGTCGAAAATGTTCTTCAGGCTCATCTGGATGACCTGATATACTTGTGCCTGGGTCATGCCGGCAAGTTCCTTGAGCAGTTCGGGCTTGCCGTCTTTGTAAGCGGCAAGAAATTTTAATAGGGGTTCATGGTTCGTCGGGCACCATTTTATTTCCTTGGCCTCGCACCGTTCGCGAGTTTCCGGTTCGCAGTTGGTGCAGCTGGGATATTTATCGAATTTGGCGGGGGCGAGCGGACGTAGGCGGGTGGCATATTGACCGGTCTTATACGCATTGACCCCGATGCGTTCTGCCGATTCCGGTGAAAGTTTCCGTGGCAGCCGGCTATTCAGGGCAGAACGCTTTTTGCCTTCTGGCGTTTTGGGACCTGTGGCTTTATCGCGGCCCATCAGGGCGGAATATCTTTGGGGCGAGATGCTTTTGGTCAACTTGCCACATTTGGGGCAGACAAATAGAGGCACCTCGTCCTGAAAGACAATCTCCTGGGGCGTTTTTTTGTACGGCTGATCGCAAGCCGGACAATAGAAAAAGAAATTTTTGGTTTTGACGAACATCACAGCCCAATTTATGGGCATTACTAATGCTTGTCAATAGATCGTCTTAGATCCTAATTTGTCGTCGGGAAAAACGAAAAACCCCGCCTTGGAGCGGGGTTTGGGGGTGGTATGTGGGGCGTCTCACTTTTTACGTTTTAATTTTTCCAGTTCGGCGGCAGGAATCAGCCAGCCGAAACTCTTCTTCACCGCCATTATCTTTCCGGCAATGCATAGCTGCCGGATGCGGGCGGTGGTATAACCGGTCATCTTGGCGGCTTCGGAGACGGTCAGGTAAGATTCTACACTTTTTTCCAGAGCAATCCGTTCTTTCCAACCGTAGATTTTCTCATCGGGAATTTTGCACCCGAGCCTCTCTTCGAGCTCGGACTTGTTTTCCCGGAAATTACCGTCAATATAGACATGATCTTGGAACAGATTTTCCCGAATCCATTCTATGGCACTCTCCAGCGTCGGATGTGGATCGAACATCGTACAGCCACTCGCGTCCGCCAGATGAATGGCATAGGGACAAACTTCAAGGTCACTTTCGTTTTCACCATTCTCGGCGAGCAGCCTTTTGTATTGGCTGTCTTCCGGATCGTATTGCTTTTTATTCTTTAATGAAACCATAATTGGTTTTTCCAGTTTCACAATATCAAGAATTATCGTGCTCATTTTTTCCTCCTTGCCGGATTGCCCGCCGGCTCGGGGTTGATAATGATTTCAAAATACAAAGCGGCCACGGTATCGCTACCGCAGCCGCTTTGTTTAATTCAGCATTTCCCGGCTGAAGATGAAGGCATGTTCTAAATGACGGCGGCATCGGAGCTGCCAATGCCTTTGCGTCGTAATTCGTGCCATTCTTCGGTTGGGCGATTGCTTTCTTTTTTGATGTAATTCATTTTAAACCTCCTTTTTTTTACTTTTTATATACACACTTTGTTGTTCTTCTTTTCATTCTATTTTTAATTTATGGCTCATAACCCACCACTCTTGCCTGCCCCGCTTTCAGCGATAGCTTACCTTAGAACCCACTCCCGTTATCATAATTCCCCTGACATCCAGGTGTTGAGCAGCCAATACCTATAGCTGCTCTCCCACCCCCACAATAGGGGCATTCCCAGTCCGCATCAGTCCATTCACTGTCATCATAGTCGTCATATTCATCATATTCATCTCTACTACACTCGTTACAAATTTTTGTCATAATTTCCTCCTGTGTCGCACAGTTTTCGCATTTTACTCCTACTTCAAACTCTTCAAGACTGTTTACTTTCATTTTAAACCTCCTTTTTATTGTTGTTTAAAATCCGTGAAGGTATCCTTGACCCATTTCTCGAAAGGCACACCAATCGACTGCTTGCCAGTGATCCGGCATATTCCCCGGGTGGTGCCATATATTTTCCCGTTGGAAAATTGATACATAATTTCACATGGGTGTTTCATATTCATTTCCGGGTTGAATTTTTTCTGAATCAAAGTCCCAAACTTTGGCAGCCGATGATATTACCCTTTTCATCCCTCAATACCTCCGCCGGAACCAGTAGATCACTCCGGTTGATCGCATTCTTGACCAGTTGAGAAACGATATAATATACCCCAGGTTGCTGAGGGGGTAGTCCCTCGGGTTCACCGAAAACCGTTCGGGATATAGGTATACCGTTAATTTCCCCATCACGTACCGTTTCTGCCTTGAGGCGGATTAGAATCTGCGGCGGAAATGAAGCCAAAAGATTCCCATTCGCGTCCACTACCCGCACCTCGTGCGGAGTTGCATTGATGATTGTTGATTCGTTCATGTTACCTCCTTTTTTTAGCCGGGAAGTCGAAATGTGATACTTTCCGGATTGTTTTTTATTTCCCAAAGTGCTGTGGATTTTTCAGGGAGAGAGCGCTGAGACCAACTTTCGAAAGACTCAAAGCCCCCACCCCCTTCCACGGCCCTGTCGCAGTCTGAAAAATATTGCGACAACCAGCCGGAAATAAAGCAGTTTCCGACCCTAAAACCCCTAAAAAACCAAGATTCGATCGCAATATCCGCAAAATGCGACCGCTTTTCTTGAGTTCTACAGGGTACTACGCCATGGAGGGGTGTGTCCGAACCAGCCGGTACGACCACTCCGAGTCTTTTCAACTTCAACATAAGTAACGATATATGCCTAATCATGCCTCTACTTCCCATAACTGCTCTTGATAATCTTGGCAAATCCAGTGATACCAATCGGCGCTCGCAGTCCGGCACCAGCCAATTGGCTCCCAATTGTGCCCCGCCGCTGCTCTGCCACGTGAATGTACCGCTCCGTCGTGCTGATCATCGCATGACCCAAACGATATTGGATCGTTCGGAGTGACATCCCGTTCAGATACTGGTATGTGGCATTGAAGTGGCGCAAAGAGTGAGGATGAATTGAATTGGCCTTGTTCGTCACCCGGCCAATATGTCTGGAGATCACTTCCAACCTGCGCCACACATGTTCAGACCCGAGCCTATGCTCCAGGTTGGGGAAGTCACAAACCGATGGAAATAGTGGATCGCTGAGGTTGTGCTCGAACTTGGTGCATCTATATTGCCAATAAAGCGCAAACACCTCCCCAACCATGGATTGCTGAGATAATTCACCAAAATCAAATTCCCTCACTCGCCGCGTCTTGGGAGAATAAACTCTCAGGTGGAAGAAATCCTGATGAACTGTAATGTCACTCAAGTTCAATGCCACCATTTCCGAGACACGCAAACCAGTGTCCAGCAAAAAGCAAATAATGGCAGCATTTTCCAAATTGACAAATTTGCCCTTCTCTGTTCTGGCTCGCTCGGCGCGGCGAACACAATGATTCACCGCCAACCAGATATGTTCAACCGGTGGCACATAAGGGTCAATGACCTTCCGCCGCGGTGGAGTCAAATGCGCCGCCAGATTCGATGCATTGTATTTTTCGCTGTACCATTGCCAGAATGTTCGCAAGGCTAAATTAGCCACCGCCAAATGGTTCCGATCGAGTGGGATGTTCATCAGGTAGAGATAATACTGATTCACATCATCCTGCTGAAGAGTCTCGATCGTTTTCTTGGTTTTCACAAGCAATTTTCGAATTTGATTCAAATACGTCTTGACCGTGTTCAAGCTGAGGTTGCGCTTGACCTGGAGATCAACCCCAAATTCTTTCAACAGATACTCATCCCGGGGATTGAGTTTTCCGGGCTCAGTTGAAGATCTGGTCATAATGCTTCTGAATTTCCTGGATGTTCAGGTGGGTATAAAGCATTGTTGTATCGGCCCGACTGTGGCCCGCAAGTATCTGCGCATATGCCGGATTTATTGCCGCCATCCTAGTCAAAAACTGATGTCTGAAAGTGTGCGGCGTAATCTTCGTCTCAACCTGTGCTATCTTGCGCAGGCGCTCGATTTGCCTTTCCCAAAAGCGCGTTGTGTAGGGTTTCCCTTCGTCAGGATTCTCGAAAATCCAATCGGTCTTGACGCGGCCCATAATGTCCGCCAACTCATCTGCAACTTTCACCGTAATGGGGACGATCCTATCCTTGCCGCCCTTGCCATTCCGGACGATAATAATCCGCTGATCCAAATCCAGATTGCAGCGCTTCAGATTGGCGGCCTCGCTGACCCGCAGACCAGTAACTTCGAGCAGATGGATGAAAGCCGCTTTTTGTAGCGCTTTCAAAACATCAATTTCCGACCGGGTCTTGGTAGTGAAAAAGGTACGAACATCATGGGCTTTTTCACAGAACCGGTTCCATTCGGCCTGATTGGGCATCACCGGTAAGCGCCGATGCTTGACGGGCCGAATTCCCAGACGTCTCCGCACTTCGGCAATGAACTGGGCGGTCTGCCGGTAATCCCAGCCATCACGACGCGCCACGCGCACAACTTGATTGATAAGACTTTTCACCTTCATTTCCTTCCCTTTCATTTTGGGCTTATTTTTAGGATAACTTCATTGGGTTTCAGTTGTTCATCCAATATTAACGGGATATACCAATTGCTACTCAAACATAATTGGCATAACTCGTCCAGTTGTGGAAAAATCGGCGATATGGTCAAAACAGAAATTTGTCCGTGCTCCCGCACGCCAGAAATAATTTGGCTAAGCCACTCAACCAATTCCTCATCTGGATGAACCGATACCGTGTCATTTTCATTCGTATTTGGCATTATTACCTCCAGAAAAAATGGGAGAGGAAGAACCAGTAAGACCTCTCCGTAATATACATCGGGAAGTAGCGATTACCAAAGAGCGGCTGATTCTTTTGAATTTCATTTTTTTTATTGCCCTATATTAATTCGATTATCATCAATGCGATATAAAGGCCGTAAAAGAATAGAGTTAATTTGCCATAATCCGTTTTTGTCTTTGTGGTAATCATCCAGATAAAAGAGCATATAATGGCCAATAAGCCGATCATACCCCTAATTATTATCAGCATATTTGTCTCCTTCGATAGATTTATTCCCTTTTTCTTTCACGCAGCTGCCGTCGTCGTCCTGGTAAGGGCAGCGGCCCGCAGCTTGACATATGGCAATAGCGAACAGCATGGCTGTCGCACCAACCAAGGAACCAATGAAAAATCCAAATA